TAAAGTTCCGAATCCAGGATTTTCTGGTTGAAGTAAATAAAAGGTTCTTCCCGGATATGTAGATCTAAATTGTCTCCACCTCGTAGACATATCCGACTGTGATTGAGAATCACTTTCATCAATTATAGCAATACAAAGTCTTTGAGCACTACCTGGTTTTGCTCCTCCAAAACAACCGGTTGATATAGCTGCACGTATATTGACAGTGCCTTCAAGAATGACTTCATTAGTACCACCTGGTTTTGTAAAGAGAATATCATAAAGATATCTTCCAGGTTTTAGTCTTGCTGTTGTATAACTTGGAATTGATAACTTAACTTTACCTTTGGATCTATCAGGAAATCCAACAATAAAATTTACTGCAGTAGAACTACCTCTATGTTTTCTTATCTGTGCTCTAGCAGTATGATTTGTGAGATCAACTATTCTACCACCAACTTCAAACAGATCATACTCCTGTTCATAGTCTGAACCACTATTTACAGTAATATTGTGTACGTATACTGCAGACATTCTTTTTTACCTATTTATCCATTGACAACTAAGTCACGTAATGCATCATATAATTCTTTTGTTGGAGCATACCAGTAATCTCCTTCATCACCATTATTACCGGTAGCCTGTCCTTCTCCACCAGCAGATAATGTTTCCCCTCCTACAAAAATTATTCCATTACCCTTTCTTTCATATGCAAATGCTGTCCGTGATTCATCTGATGTTTTGTAAACAGATGTACCGCTGTTAACGGTAAGTGATGCCCAGGAAGTTCCTAACGGTATTGGAAAACCTGTTGATTCTTGAACACTCTCGAATTTTCCACTTGTATAAACAAGTTTAGCATTATCTCTACCACTTTGTAGAGGTCCAATCCATACAGCAGATGATGGGAGAATAATATTATCAATTCTTATAGAAGTACCGATTTTTGCTAAAATCTCATTACTGACAGTATTACCCACACAATTTCCATATTCTCCTCTAAACCATATAACACCACCACTTGCCAAATAATTATTTAAAAATTCAAGGTTAGTTATACCTTGTGAGTTTGTTTGATCTAAAAGTGCTGTTAAACCTGAAAGATCACCACTACAAGTGTTAAATGCTCCAATACAAATTACACCATATTGATCTGCATTTCCTAAGTTTTGACCGAAGAAAGTTTCATTGAATCTTTTAAATCCAACAAAGGAACGAACATCTTGATTATCAGTTTCTATTCCTGCAAAATATTTTATAGCACCCGCATGTGAAGGGTCTGGTGTTTCCGATGCGGGGAAGTTATCAAGTGCAGCTCCAAATGGTGTGACATCAAGACGTGCATTAAACATTCCTTCAACAACAATACTCTTTTTGTTTGAAGAGTCTGTAAGCATTACATCATAAACATATCTACCAGCTTTTATTGCTGTTGTTTCTTTCTTGCTAAGAGACAGTCTAATTAGTCCATTAGTTCTATCAACAAAAGAAACTGAAAAGGTTGTAGCAGCACCAACACTTTGTGGATGTTTTCTAACTTCTGACTTGCCCGTGTATCCAGTCAGATCCAATGGAGTTCCATCAATGTTATCAAGATAGAACTCTCTGTAAAAATTTGTTCCAGTATCGACAGTTATATTATTGACGTAGACTGCCATATTATAAGTCTTTATTGATTATTTATCAAGGGCTTGACACAAACTCCAATAATGAATAGACTAGGTTTGTCCGGTTCAAAGATAAATAATAGCTCATATAATATATGAGCATGAGTTATGAAAATCCTTGGTTACACTTGGAACGAACTTTTGATAGTGGTGATGTTGGGGACTACTTTGGTTTTGTTTATCTCATTACCAATAAGTCAAACCAACGGCAGTACATTGGGAGAAAGTATTTTTGGTCGTTTAGAACACCACCAGGAAAGAAAAGAAAAGTAAAACAAGAATCAGATTGGAAAAAGTACTACGGTTCTTGTCCTGAATTAAAGGAGGATGTAAAAAAATATGGCAAAGAGTTCTTCAGTAGAGAAATACTGAGTTTACATAAAACAAAAGGAACGTGTAATTTTGAAGAAACAAAACAATTGTTTCTCAATAATGTGCTATCTGAGGCACTTGACGATGGATCACCAGCATACTATAATAGCAACATTCTAGGACGCTATATGCGAAAAGACTATGGTAACTTTAGAATCAACACTAAGAAAGATTCATGATTGGTCCATAGATCGAATGCATCTATTGTCCGAAAATCATTCAGGTTCTGAGTTATATGAGAGTCTGGAAGACGCTTATGCTATTCATCAAGAATTTGCTGAGTGGTTAGACCCAAACAAAAAGGATCACGATGTAATTTCACTAGAATACATAGGAGATGAAGATGGAAGAATCATCTAAAGTCTTTAGAGCAAAGATATTGAATAGAATTAAATATCTTACAAATCACGGAAAACATATTGAAGCATCTGCTCTTTACAAAAAATACTTTGAATCATGAAAAAAATTATTGCCTCACTGATTGCTGCTGCAGCGGTTGCCTTCCCTTCTATGGTGGAAGCACATCATCATAATGACTCTATGATTGCACAGCGTCATAATAACTCTAAGATCACCAAGGGTTACAATACTATGGACTCTATGGGGTGTATGCTACTTCGCGAGTGTACCGAAGATGTCCACGCAATCGAGAGTATCGCTACTATTGCTAATGAGTATCCCGATATTAATTACGATATCGTTGCTGACGAGTTCCACTCAATGCTCCTTGCTCTTCAGCAGGTCGGAGTGGGGGTGTTTCTAGCGGATCAAAAATACTTCCCCAAAGGTCATCGTGGTGTCTATCACACTGTAAGTAATAATTTTTTCTTAAACAAAGATCATATGGGTAGCACTGCATACCTGATGCAGGTAATGAGACACGAGGGATGGCATGCTGCTCAAGATTGTATGGCAGGAACTATTGAAAATAGTTTGATTGCTATCATTAAACCTGAAGATGAAGTGCCTATGATCTGGCGTGTGATGGCAGAACGTACCTATCCAGAATCTGCTGTGCCGTGGGAAGCAGAAGCAGGATGGGCAGGTCGTACTGAGAAAATGACTATGGAAGCACTACAATCTTGTGCTCGTGGTACGATGTGGACTGATTATGAACCCACTCCTATGACCCGCGAATGGTTAGTTGAAAATGGTTATCTTGCTAAATAATATCACCCGATAAGGAAATCGGAAAGTTCACCCAAGGCAAACTCTTTGATCTAATCCTTTAAGTCTTATAATGTAAGAGTTTGTTGTTGGACAACAAGTATTTACATATGACACATTTAACCAGAGATGTGTTAATCAAGAAAATCGTTGCCAATGAAATGGTAGGTTGCGGTGGAACTGATTACATTCAGTCTCTCAAGGATGCGTATCACAAATGGGAACATCAGGCAAGTGATGTTCTCTGTCAAAAATACAATCAAATAAACGATACAAACATTACTGTAGAAATTCTTGACCCCTAAATAAAGCTGCCTTGTACGTAGACAATGCCAGAAGAAGTCAAGAAGGAAGAACCTAAAAAGAAAGGTCCCTTAGCAAAACTAAAAGAGGCAGCAGATGATAAGGAAGAACAACTTGCTATTCTTTCTACCTTTGTCCGTCTTGGTATCCTTGTTTGGTCTGGTTCAATTCTCACTTTGGCATACATCAAACTACCTCCTGCACTCGGAATACCCGAACAAAAACTGGATCCAACATTCATCGCCAGCGTCTTCACCGGAGTTTTAGCTAGCTTCGGCGTCCAGACCGCAAAGAAGAATGGTGCTAATGGTGGTGGCGGTGGTGGTGGCATCACCAAAGAACAGATGGAAAAACTGATTGAGAAAGCAGCACAAACTGCACCAACACAAACAATTCGTATTGAACAAGCTCCTATTAAAATTGAAGGTATGAATGATGGCAAACCCCCAATCAAACCAACGATCTAATTTTAAGTGGGCAGTACTAACAGTAGGAACACTGTTTGGTATTGCACATATTGGTATCTTAGGACATCTTATTAATAAAACAGATATTCCAATTATTAACTTGCCTGTTGGTGACTACACATCATATAGTGTAGAGGCAGGCAAGGATGGATATAGCATACAATATAGTTCTAATGATCCTAAGGTATTGGGTGTCAGAAAGTCATTAGACAAGAAGAATGGGTTCTTTGGTATTGGTGGAACTACAGATTTGATTACAGAAGAAGAATATACGATGGATGGGGCAAGACATCTAGGAGGTGCTGTAGACTCTGAGGGAAAGCTTCTTGCGAAAAGAGAAGAGTGCATCAGGGCGGACGCTGGCGCACGAAGTCAAGGTGCCATGGCGGGAACCGCAATTAGTGCTGGTGTAGTAGTACCTGCTGTTTCTAGTATTCCTTATATTGGATGGTTAGCATCTGGTTGGGCTCTATTGCTTGGACAGAAAACAGGAGAAACTATTGGATCTGAAGTTGTTTCTGTATTTAATGATTGCTGATGAATTTATTTCTTCGTCCTTTAGAAAATCACAATGATCCAGTTTGGAGTGTAATTATATCCTTAATTATAGTCCTTATTGGGGTTACTTATTACATATATACCATTATGAGTATGGCGTTCAAGGAGTTGACAGAAGATGCCAAATCAAATTCAGTTGAAGGACGCGGAACAGGATCAGGAGATAGCACTTCTGAAACACAGAGTTGAAGAACTTGAAGAAGGTGGGGTTGATGAACTTCGCCAGAGAGTTCGTAAACTTGAGAAATGGGTATGGGGTGCTGGTGCTGTAATTTCTGCAGCAGTTA